TAGTTCTGCCAATTACACTTGGACTAATTTGACCAGAAGCCGCTTGTAAAATTCCTAATCTTTCTAGCGGTATATTTCTTTCTTCGTCAAATCTAGCTATATCTGCATCTATTAGTTGTTGGTCCAATCCCCTTCTTCTTGTTCCAAAATCATCTGATAAGTTAAGCAAGTTGTATTGATCTGCTAGTAAATTATTTAATAAACCAGATTGTCTATCTAAATTTTGAGCATAAAGATCAGCTCCAATTCTTCTGGATTGATCTATTCTATTTGTATCTGCTTCTAATCTACCCATAGCTTTATCAAAAGAGGATTCTCTTAATCCCGCTACTGTTTTAAGCATTTCTTCGTCTAAGGCCCTAGTGCCTTCTTGTTCAAAAATAGCAGATCTATTTCCGCCAAAAGCTCCGCTATTGATTGCATCATCTTGAATTTTTTGAACACGCATATCTCTTATTCTGTCAAAATCATTAACAACAGTATCTATAAGCGGATTAGTAAATCTGTTTTCGTAAGCAGTCATGTTTCCGTCCAACAAAGAAGCCGGATTGTAAGAAGGAGCATCTAAACCAATCATTTCCATTAAATTAGTTCTTGGATCATAAGCCATAGAAGTACCAAAAAGTCTTCTAGCTTCTGCTTCTGCTTCTATTTCTGCCGGAGTTAATCCTGCTACTCTATTTCCAGAAAATACAGGCATATCAGCTCCTGCGGCTATTTGGCCAATGTCAGAAGCATCTTTATATAAATCTTCTAAATAAGAAGGGACATTTGCGGTATCTGTTTCTTTGCTTTTGCTAAAACTCATAATGTTTTTGTTAAAATAAAATCTCTTTTAAAACCTAAATGTTTTATTTTTCTATGCCAACCTGGTCTGCCACCGCCCATAAGTTTTGAACAACCTATAGCTCTAGCAAAAACCTCTATCTGTTCTATTATACCTTCTATTTCGTCATATTTACCACCTGCAAAAAGCAAGTTATATACTCTTTCTTGCGGTAAATTTACTAATTCAGTAATCATGGCAGAGTTTTTTCCAGGCCATAAATGAAAAAATCCATGTCTTATCTTATCTTCTATATCGTCTATAGTATAAGATTGTTGATATTTTACAGCAGGTTCTATAATTGGTTTACAATGATCCCAATAAACTTCCCATTCTTCTTTTTTAATCTCCTTTTCCATACTCCACTAAACTAACAAAAACATTAATATTTGCATGGCTAACTTGTATTTTTAATGATTGTGCTGATTTTAAAACAAGATCTCTACTTAACAATTCAACAGTACCATTTGCCGATATATTTTTTTGTTTAAATAAAAAATGATTAGCAGATCCGGTAGTTACCACAAGATCTACAGTAGTTGCTTGGCCATTATCATCTCCTACTAAAATAGACTCTATAACAGAAAAATCAAATTCAGTAGTACCTGGAGCTGTATATATTGTTTCAAATGTTCCTGTGTTAGAAACATCTAATTTTGCATTTGTTACATTTTGTATGTATTGATTTTTACTAGCAGGTTGTATCATCTTCGACCTCTAGCTTTTACATCTAGTCTAATTTTTCCTACTTGAAAATCTTGAGTTACATCTCCTTCTATTTTCATTTGGACTTGTCTAGCTGAAAATCTAGCATCTGTATAACCACTAGCATTAAAGTTAAAACTACCAAAATCAGTTTCAGCTCCTAATGGATTGAAACGACCTGTAAAACTTAATGTTATTGCCGGTAAATTTGTAGTTTCTTCATCTGATAATATTTGATTTATTTGAGCTACTTTATCCCCAGATGCTATTTCTAAAGGACCTGTCTTGCAAAAAGGTTTTCTTGAACCTAATCCTGGAGAGTTAAGTAATGGTCTTTTATCATGTTCGTAAATAAATCCATTACTATCTGTAGCCAAAGGATTTTTAAATACACCTTGATCTATCCAAGATCCTCTATCTAGCTCTCCTATACTCCAAACATTATCTAAATAATTCCAAATAATATATCTATTTGGAGATAATTGAGTTACTTCGCCAACAGGAAAAAACCACCAGATCTCGCTAAAATCTATATTGTGAGCTCCAAAAGTAGCTTGTTGGGTATTAGTTTGTATATTGTCAAAAATAAAATCATGAACATCTGATTTTAACTCTCTAAGTTGGCCATTGTATGTAAAAAATGAATTTTCACTTATCCAAGATAAAAAACCACCAGAAGAAATTATTGATCTAGGACTTATTGCTTTACAGTTAATACCTGCATCTTCAATACCATAAACAAAAGGACTTCCAACATAATAAAGTTTATTTATGCCTATATCTGTAAAAATAATTATGTCCTTACCAAATCTGTAAGCAAAATTTGCTTTACCACCAGAAGCTAGTTGTAAATTACCTGCTGTATTTCTAGCAGAAGCGGTCCAAGTAGTATTATCTTCTCTATCTGACCAAGCTATTCTTCTAGGATCTCCTAAAGATCCCAAAGCTATTAAATGTCTTTCGTTACTTACTACAAGGCCCTGACAACCTGTAGGAGAGTTAGGTATTTGTGTTGCTATAGTATCTGGAACACCGGTATTAGAATTAGGTCGCCATTGATATAACTTTCCGTCTGACGGAAAACAAAAAACTAAATGTTCTCCATAATTATCAAAAGAAAAACTTTTAGTATCAAATTGTATTTGTGATTGACTTCTTGCATCTCCCCAATCTTCTACTCCATAATGATAAGCTCCATAACCAACAGAAGTAATTACATCATCAGCTACAAAACCTGCCGGAGTTATGTCGTACCAAGTATCTTCATAAAAAACATTAACACCTGCCCTAGTTCCTACGGCTAAAATTTCTTCTCCATTGTTTGCATTATAAGAATACATACCTATTGGCACACTAGGAATTATTATTCTAAAAGCCGAAGAAGTTGCAGAAGAAGTAGCAGATGTAGAAGTTGTAAAAGTAAAAGTTGTAGTGCTTGGAACAGAAGCTATAGAAAAAGTTTGAGCATTAAGTTCTGTTCCAGGTATTCCTCCGGTAGCTGTATAGTTTTCTATAACAAAAGAAGTTCCTACTGCTAATCCATGTGCGACAGAAGTTGTCGCTGTTATAGTATTGCTTCCGCTAGTAGTAGTTATAGTTGTAGAAAAAAAAGTTCCTAAAGGATTATTTCTAAATTTGGTCCAACCGCCAAGCGGTTTTAAATAGCCATTTTCAAAGCGGACAAGATCTCCGTCCACAAATCTATTTTTATTTGCGTAATCAGTTCCGTTTTTAACTATTCCGGCGGGTGGAGTTACTTCTACTAAAGCCATAAATTAACATTAAGATATTCTTTTCCACATTTTTACAACAATAGAAGGTTGTCTAGCGTCTAAAGTCATAGCTTGTTGTGATTGCAATGTTCCAGAGCTATTAAATACTGATGCTGATGTTGCAGGTGGACTATCAGAAGATCCAGAAATTCCGTCTGTATCACACCACCTATTTATGCTGTTTGTTTGGCCAACATATCCATAAGCTAAATTATAATTTTGACAGTCAGAGTTTGGTACTCCGTGTTTGTGTGGCGGTAAATTATTAACATTAATAGTTTTGCTATAAGTTTCTTGGCCTGTGGTAGATCCTAATACTCCGTATGTGCCTGATGTATTATGACCTACTAAAACTCTACCTTGCCCAAATGCTTCCCAAGTTCCTATGCCTAAATAAGTTGCAGGATTGTTAGAGTTAGTTGCATTTATATAAATAGATCCTACCGGATAAATTAAATCAAAAATATTTGTTCCGCTTTTTTGTATAGTTCCTAGCGTATTAAGATTTCCGGTAATTCCAACGCTACTAAAATTTCCTGTAGAAGCAGAATTAGCTCCAACAGGTGTTCCGTCTATAGCTCCGCCATTTATATCTACAGTAGGCAAAGTGGCAGTTCCAGAAACAGTAAGACTGTTTAGAGTAGCTAAACCATTAGTTCCTAAAGTAGTAAAAGATCCTGGAGCCGGTGTACTAGCTCCAATAGTAGTGTTATCAATAGTTCCGCCTTCACAATCAATAGTTCCGTCAATATCCAAAGTTCCGGCTACTTTTAAAGTTTTTCCTGTGCCTACATTCAAACCTACAGAAGTTCCTGCTCCTGCTGAGTTAAAAATAGCATCTACAGCGTCTAAATTTGCATTGATCTTGCCACCCCAAGTATTCGTACTTGCTCCTACTTCTGGCTTGGTTAAATTTAATATATTGGTAAATGTGTCTGCCATAGGTTAAATTATATCTTAGTTATGGAATTTTTTTTTAAATTCTTTTCTTAACAGTATTTCTTGTTCTAGTTTTTTATAGAATTTTTCGTCAATTTTTTTTGTATCTAGTTTTATAGCCATTCGCTTTCTTCTGTAGGATAACGAACATATCCTTTGACCTGTTTTATTTCTAAAGTATTTTTGTCATACACCAAACCATAAATCCAAACAAAATCATCTTCTCTGCTTTCTGGCATAGGAAACTGTAAATTTTGTTCTTTGCAAAATTCTTTCATAATTTCTTTTGTAGTTACAAAAAAAACATCATATTCATCTGCTTCTGTTCCGTCTTCATTAAATATTTTTGCAAAAAAATGACTTTTAGAAGCGTAATAAGGAACAGGCGGTCTAGGAATAAAAGTATCTGGGTGTTCTTGATAATTACTTGTATATTCGTCGTCTTGAATAACCACTTTTAATTGTTTTTTTCCAGATACAGTATTGTATTTTATGGCGTGCCAACCATTATATGTGTAGCCAACATCAGGAACATTAAACGCATTTAATGTTTCTTCTGGCATTTCTATAAAAACATTGTACCAACTATAAGTTTTTTCATTCGTATAAGGCGGTCTTAGGGGAGCGTCTTCGTGAGCTGTGTAGGTCCCAATAATATTAAATCTATTTTGTTTCCAATCTTGATCTTTTCCAAAAACTTTTTCTACTTCTTCTATAAGCGGTTTAGCTTGATGTAAGCCAATGTTGTAATCCGTTCTAACTAATTTTTTATTTACATAAACTTCATCATAAGTATTAGGATTTTTAGGAACGGCCATATTTTTCTTAATATTATAATCATCTAATTCTGGATCAGGCGGAACCAAAGTAGAGTTATTTAAGAAGTTTTTATAAACTTCTACTTCCCAATTTTTTTGATAATAAATAACTGCATCTGTGTCTATATAACATTTATCATTTTCTTTAGTTAAAGCCAAAGCACTATCTGTTTTATTCCATTCAAATCTTACATCTTCTTTGCTTACCGGATCAGTAACCCACATAGATAATCTTTGAAAAGGTTTATTATCTTCATCAACATCATTATTAATTGCTACATCTACAGAATAATCTTTTCTAGTTTGTCCTTGAACCTTAACAAATTGTTCTAGTTCTATCTTACTCATTACTGTCCTATAAAAGTTATAGTAGTGCTTGAGCTAGGAGCAGACATAGGAGATATTGCTCCTGTTGTATTGTTAGGTACAGTTTGCGTTCCTAAGCTCCAATTCCATTGTTCAAAAAGAGATATCTCGGAATAAGTCGCATCACTTCTGTTGTAAGTAGAGCTATTAACTTTGACTTTTAAAAAAGCGGCGTTTGTATTTGCACATCCGTCAGCACATTGTAAAATCATTATAGTTGAAGCAGGTTGAGCTACAGACGAGCTTCCATTAACAGCAAAAGCATATATAGTTTTGTTGTTTAAATAGTCTGCATCTTGATAGTCATTCATAGAGCCATAAGTCTGAGTAGCTCCGGGTCTTGTACCATTTACACTATTATATCCCCTATATCTTTCTGTATTAGCGGCTACATAATCACTTCCTGCTGTGCTTACAGTAGTTTGTCCTGTGGACATAGTTATAATCCATTTGGCTTTTTTGCCATACCAAGCATTTAATCCTCTTGCAGTATTAGCAGAAAAATCCCCTATATCTCGTATGTCTGCATCATTCATTGTACAAGTCGCTCCAGAAGATCCCCCTGCTTCAACATGAAGCTGATTTAAACTTATTGTTCCAGATCCTGGTAAAGCCATTATTTACCTTCTAATTCTTTTACTCTAGCTGATAGCTCTTTAACTGCTTCTATTAAAACCGAAGTAATTTTTCCATAATCTACAGACTTAGTACCCATTTCATCATCTGCTGTATTAACAATCTGCGGCAAAATTTCTTCTACTTCTTGTGCTATAACTCCAATATTTTCTTTATTTTTTTCTGTGTCTTTTCTTTTGTATGTAACCCCTCTAAGTTTTTCAACAATCTCTAAACCGCCTTCTATAGTTTTAATATCATCTTTAAGTCTTACATCTGAAAAAGCTGTAACATTTCCACTAGCAGTAATGCCACTAGACGCTATGGTAAAAGCTATAGTTTGACTACCGCCTGAGCTTGTTTTAAAAGTAAAATTTGTATTACTCGCCGCTGTAGCAGAAAAAGCCGGACTTGTACCGCTTACACCACCGCTTACAAGCAAATGTAAAGGGCCACTATTATCATAAAATTCAATTTGATTGCCTTCTAGTCTTACAGCAGAATGTCCTTTTAATCTTAAATACTTACCAGCGTTATTTCCAGGATCGTTAATAGCTATCGTTGCTACTTGTGTGCTGTTGGTACTATTGTCAAACTCAATTTCATTACTTTTAAATATAGCTTTTCCTGCTTCAGACATATCAAGAGTAAGAGCAGTAATAGTCGCAGATCCGTCCACACCTTTAAATATAATATCTTTATCTGATGTTATTTGGCTAAATATTACATCTGAATTAGAGTCTTGTATTAATCTTGCATAAGTAGATCCCGCATCTTGAAAATTTATAGTGCCGTCGCTACCTGCATTAAGCATTAATTCATTTGCCGCTTTTAACTCTAAATGACTGCTTAATTTTTCTAAAGTGCCAACACTTCCAGATCCGCCTGTATAGGTCAAATCTGTTTCAGCTTCTAAAGTATCTGCCGTTGAGCTTCCGGTAATTATTCTGTTATCAGCATTATTATTAACAGTAGTTCCACCACCGCCGATAGCTCCCCAAGCATTGTTTTGATAACCTTCAAATTCATTTGTCGTGGTGTTGTATCTAAACATTCCATTAACAGGAGATCCGTTTCTTTGAGCTGTAGTTCCGGCAGAAACTTTAATTGAGTCGGTCCCATTTAAAACCATATCTCCTGAGATCGTTACTCCATTTGCAGTAGTTTCTAATTTTTTAACATTATCGTAATATAAATCTACTGCTCCATTGTCGGCCATACAGATAAAATTTTCATCATGCGTTCCGTTTTGCAAACAAAAAGTATCTGCCGCAATATACAAACCACCTGTTCCGGTATGTGTAAATTTAGTGTTGTTTCCGTCATGCCTTATATTGGCATCATCATTTGTTCCAAAATTAATTTGTTTACTATCATCAAAATTAGCAGAATTAAATCTCATATTTACTTCTGTTCCGCCAGAAGCAAATATTGCGTCTATATCGTCTAAGTTAGAGTTTAGCGAAATTCCCCAAGTATTTTCCGCCGCTCCTGGTTCTGGTTTTATTAAATTTAAGTTGGTAGTCTGTGTATCTGCCATATCAATCCTGCTCGGTCCATGTTTCAGAAGAAATATTTACCGGAGTCCAAGACTCAGTAGGTATTACTTGTTCAGTCCATGTTTCAGTTGTTAAAGTTTCTGGTTCCCATTTTAACCTACCGGTAGCTGTAAAACTACTGACAGCGTTAATAATACAAGCTCCTGTTTTTACAATACTTCCAACAGCAATTGCAGACGAAACAGCAGTTATAATGCTACTTCCTAAATAAATACAAGTTGGGTGTGCATGAACAGAAGCAACAGCTTCTATACTAACAGTTGATGTTCTAAATCTTTGTCCGGCAGAAATAAATTGAGAGTTTGCTTCAACAAGAGCAGATCCTAAAAAGATTTTTGTACCTATAACACTAGCATCAGAAACAGCACTAATAACACTAGCGGCAGAAATTACTATAGATCCTTGAACTTGTGCAGAGCTAACAGCAGTAATAGTAGCTCTAGCTTGAAAAGCTAAGTCATTCCATTTTGATCTGCTGTAATAACCTTCGTTATAGCCGATTGTGGCCATGATGTTATGCTAGTCTGATGTCAAGATCTCCGGCGTTTATACGGAATACATCTCCTGTATCAATAGTTTTATTAGTCGTTAAAGTTGAGTAAGCTAATAAATTTCCACCACTTGATGCGTCAAAAACTCCTACAGCTAATACTGTTCCATAACTAGCTGTGGCAGTTGGATATTCTACAGAAGCAACATTACTAGCTTCGGTAGGATTTGTACCAGATACATTAAAAGTAGCTGTTTGCCTAGCATAAGCTCCACCAGAAACTTCTGTGCCGCCACCTGTATCAGAAGGAGCAACAGTAAATAAAGCTACATGCAAAGTAGAAGGAGCTGTAAAAGCGTTACCGCCGAATACATGCTCTAAAACTTTGTCTTCTAAATAATCACTAAATGCCATAATAATACCTTCTAGTTTTTAAAATAATATGTTTGTTTTTTTGCTTTACCATATTTTTTTCTTCTTGGGATAAGCGAACCTACTCCAAAAGAAGCTCTTTCTTGTTGCAATCTTACTTCTTCTAATGCTTTGTCAAAAAGAGTTTGGAACATTCCTATTCTTTCATCTTCCATTAAAAAAACAGAAGCGTGTTTGCAACAACCATATATATAAACATCTGGAAACTTATCACTAACAACATTTGTTGTGTTAGTTGAGCTTAGTGCCGGTATGTTTGCATAATATGTTAATTGTAACTCATAATTTGTGTCTGGTGTGGGACAAAGTTCTATAGCGTTATCGGTAATTGCAAAATATTCTGGCCTTCCAGATACATTATCTATAGAAGTTCTTTTTAAATCTAAAGATTCTGTAGATTGTTGTAATAAAGTAGTGTGATCGGAAGTGTTTAATTCAACATTTATAACCCTAGACCAATCACTAGGTAATTGTGTGTACTGTGTTTCTGCGACAGCGTTAGCTCTTTTTATAAGATCCTGGTGTTTAATAACTTTGTTTATATCAGACTCAGTAAGATCTATGAACATATCCATTTGAGAAGTCAAATCAGTTCTGTTTAAGTATTCTGCTACTTTTGTTTTTATTTCGTCATAAGTCATATCTTACCTTTCCATGTCCTAAAACATTCGTTGTCTTTGTTGTTGAGCCATTCTTTCCATTTAGCTTGGTCATTGGCCCACCCCTCTAGTATAGCTTTTTCCCAGATAACTTTGGGGATTTCTGCAACATGACGAAAATCTTTTTGTGCTTTTTGTTCTGATAAATATTTTGCATGGTTAATAACTTTTTTAACATCTTGAACAGAATGAATTATTGATTTGTTATCTTCTGTTACAAAAGAAGATGAATAACCTGTTTCGTGATTTATAAGAGTTGTCTTAGCCATTTTTAAATAAGGGGGAGCATAAGCTCCCCCAATATTTGTTGCCTACAAATTATTAAGCAGTTAAGTCGGCTACAATTCCGTGTGCCGCTTCGTTGCTCATTTCTAAGCCGTACTCAGCTAAGATCATTTTTGTATCAGCATCTCCGATTTTAGCAATATCCATTGTTTGGAAATTTCTTAAATAAGAAACTTTAGCAAACTCAGGATCTACTAATAACAAAGATCTATCTCTACTTCTGTTTGAAGGTACGATTTGTAACTCTCCAAAATCGGAAGCATAGACTGAAATACTAGCACTTACTGTATCAGCAGATACATTTTGTCTAGTATTGCTTCGGCCTGTAAAACCAGAGATAACTCCTTTATTTACCGGACCGGCTATAGCCATTTTAGGTTCAGCTCCGTTAGTGAACATAGACTGCAAAACAGTTTTTAAAAGTGCTTCGGTTAATGCCCTTCTGTTTCCAGTAGCCGCATCAGTAGCCGCCGCAGAAGCAGATCCGTCAGCTCCGCCTGTACCTCTACTTTTGTTAGTAGTGATCCACGCTTCAAAAGAACGAGTCTGTCTAGCTGTAGTAGCATTACCTGCATTTTTAGCTGTGTTTTGACATAGAGCTACTTCCATATCTCTTTTTAATGCTTTAGACATTAAGGCCATTTGATGTGCCAATTCCTGCTTTTTACCGGCAGGATCAGAAGCATCTTGTGAACCAGATACAGTTGCATCTCTTGATGAAATTTGAGCCACATTGGACTCCCTAGTAGTCGCTGTACTTGTAGCACGAGAAAGTTCAAAACCTTCTAATTGACCTGTTCCGCTAGGAGTAGGTAAATTTTCAGTTTGCCAATCGAATACAACATTAGTAATATTTTTTGATCCGATAGCACTCATAAATGGAGTAGCAGTTGGATCTATATTGTAAATTACATTCGAAAGGTCTTCTCGGTTAGAAGTAGCGTCATATGATGTAAAAGAATTTGTAACTTTTGCCATTTTATTTAACCTCTAAATTAGATTATTTTTTCAAAATAATTGGCCGCATCAGACACTCTGCCTGTTTTAGCCACCCTTTGTTGAGCTTTCTTGACAGAAGATGTTGGTTTAACCCTATTAGAAGTTCCTGGTTTAGCTAATTTTGTTCTGGCCTTCGCTTGTGTTGGTTTTTTCTTTAATGCTGTTTTTTGCTTGTTATATAAACTCGCATCTCTCAGCAAAAGAATAAAGCGATAGTCAGTTACAGAATTAACTTCTTCTTTAGTAAAACCTAGACTTTCAGCAGTTTTGGTTATATCTGAAATTTCTTCCATTTTAACCTTTTCATCTTTCCACTCCGGAAGAAGATCCGATAATTTCTGTTGGCTTTGTGATAATTGTTTGTTGAGCTTTTCTTGCCTTTCAGCTCGTTCTTGCTCCGCAATACGATTATATTCAGCGTCTACAGACTTTATCTTATTAAGATGTTCGTCCCATTCTTGTTTTTTGGTCAGATACTCTACTTGGTCCAGTTCCTTTAAAGACTCCCAATTTGGTTCTTCTACAAAACCATTTTGTAACATGGTTTTGATTTTAGGTAACAATTCTCTGTACTCTGCTCTTTCACGATTTATGTCAGACAAGTTATTATTAATTTCAGATTGCTTAACATCTAAGTCTTTCCTTAATTCAGATAACTCCTGAGTTTTTCGTGTGTAATCACTATTCCGACTGTAACCATTGATTAATTCTTCTTGGGTTACTTCTATTTCTTCGCCGCCAACTTTGACGACATAGGTTTGAAGTTCCTCAGTTTCATCAACTTCTACTTGATCTTCTTGTAATTCTTGTTCTTCTTCTTCTTCGGCTTCTTCTTCTATTTCAGCTTCGGTTTCGTCTTCTTGGATTTCTTCCTGTGCTTCTATTTCAGTTTCAGCTTCCGTTTCATCAGAAACTTCTTCAACATCAGTATTTTCTTCGATTGCTTCTTGCTCCTCTGGGGGAGTAAGCATTTCTTCAAATGCCTGTGTTGCTTTGCTTATATCAGTTTCAAAACCATTCGGCTTGGCGTTGTTGGTCATATTTTCCACCTTATATAAAATATATGTGCTTATTTTATCTTAAAAATAAACATTTTTGTTAAAATGTTTATTTAAAAGATCTAATTCTATTAAATTGTGTTTTTGCAATTTTTCCTTTTTCTACAATAATTCTTAGGTGTCTTTCAACTTCTGGAATAATTTTTATCGCTTGATAAATTGCTTCTCTCAAATCTTGATCTTTTTCAACATTTGAATTTATCCATTTTGCAATATATTCAGCAGTTAAGTTTTTAACCGCATCTTTGAATACATCACTATTTAATAATGCTTCTGCTTGTGTAGAAGCATCTATCTCCTGTTGTGTTGCCATATATTATCCTATTGCTTGGTAAATAATTTCTTGAAATAAAAATCCAGTAATTCCTAAAAAAATTGTAATTATAAACAATAATGAATTTCTAATAGTTCTATTTACCGAAGCAATACCTTTTTCTATAGAATCCAATCTTCGATAATTTTCTTTCCAACGCTGATCGCACCTTGCTTCATGTGCACTTAATCTTTTATCTACTTCTGTAACTGTGGCTCTTGCCATTAATAACTCCAAATATGTGGTCTTGGTCTACTATTGTTTCCTTTATAAGTATCTAAATGTATAAATCTACTATTTCCTTTTTGATTAACGCCTATTCCATTAAAGCCAAAACTAGACGCTAATGTAACTATATTAAATGCTTTTTCGTGAGAACACAAAATATCTACAGCAAGACCTAAAGTATGTATGCCTGGAGTTTTTTTATTTATTTCTACAGGGTGTTCTAAACAACGATAAGCAGATGTAATAACAAAAGAAAAGCCACAACAAGTTCTTAAATCTTGTAATTTTTGTAAAAAATCATAATCCATTTCTTGTTTGCCACAATGAGAACAAGCAAACTCCTCTGGTTTAAAATTCAAGAAATCCCAATCCTTCATCATCTAAAGATTTTATGCTTTGCATATATTCGCCGACTATTCTTAAATCATTATTCATAGTCTTTGCTTTTATTTTTGCTTGTTTAAGTGTTTTGGCAGTAATAATAGGTCCTTCATGTGTTTCTATTTTTCCCTCGATAGTCTGTATGTCTATCTCAGTAACAAACATCATTTCGTATCTGTCCTCTTTAATTTGTCATAAGATCTAAGTCCAGACATTCCTAACAATGCCATTAAGATTGCGGATAATTGTGAGAAATCAAACTCTGGCATATCTATTTGTACTCCAGAAGTTTTGATAATGACTTCTATAATAGGAGATAAAATAAAATGATAACCAAGAGCAAAAGAACAAATCCACCCGACAGAAGGCCGCCAATTTCGTTGAAACGGAGATCCTTTAGCTTCTATTTTATTTACTTCTATTTGTGCAAGATTTGCTTGATGAAATAAAGTAGCTAGTTCGTGATCTAATTGTGCTTGTAAATCTTTATCTTTTACAAATTTACTTACTATGTTGCTAACCGGCTTTAGTAAAGTTTCAATCATTTTTTCCCTCTAATATTTTTTGTAATTTTATAGCTTTTTCATGTGCTGAGTCTGCGTGTAAATCTTTATCAACTATTTTTTCTAATTTAAGACTTTCTATTTTGTTGTTACTAATATATCTCCAAGTATATCCGTCTTTTCCATACACACCAAATATAGTAGTGCTTAGACCAATCTTTATAATCATGGCCTGTTCGCCGTCTAATATTACTTTTTCGCCTTCGTTAAATTGTGAATTTAATTTGAATTTAAGGCCTTTAATAAATGAAATCGAATAGTCTTTGAGAGCTAATCCTGCTAAAACAGAAGCTATAAAAACAGATAATTCAAGATAGTATTGTTCAAAATTCACTTTTCATTTGCCAACTTTTTTCATAGCAATTTTGTGCGACTCTGTAAATGTTTTACCTCGTCGCATTAATCTTTTCATTTCGGCCATGTGTTTAGCCGTATGATGTTTGCTATGCCTTTTCAAAGTATCTTTTTGTCTTTGAGTAAGCTGTTTAGTTTTATTCACTTATTCTTTTTCTTTTTCTTTTTCTTTTTAGGTTTTCCGTAATATCCTGACATTTTATTCATCTCCTTCTTCTTCCCATTCATTAATATGGGTTAGTAAAATTTCTGGAAAAACCATTTCGTTATTTGACGAGCTTTCTTCTAAAAAGTCTTTTATTTTTTGTAAAGTATAGGCCATTTTATTTCTTTTTCTTTTTGGGTTTCTTTGCAGTTTTAGCCGCTTGTTTAAATTGTTTAGCCGTTGGAGCTCCTTTGCTTCCTGGCTTTCTCATTTTTTCTTTAGATCCGGCTTTTATTCTTTTGCGTTTAGCATGAATATTAGCGTACAGTCCTTTCTTTTTTTTCATAGTTACCTCTACCATTTAGTGCGGTTGGCCCAATAGGCCGCCGACATTTTACCTTTAGATATGTTTTTGGCATGACGAGCTTTGAAGGATTTTCTTCGAGCTTTATCTTTTTTGCTCATAGGATTTTTTCCTGCTCCGCTTACACCTTGCTGTCCAAATCTTATAGTCTTTATTTTACTACCTTCTTTAGCAACTACAACATGAGATTTTGTTGGGTGTCCTGGAGTTTTCTTAGGCTTGTTGTAGCCAGATACTCCTGCTCTTTCTAATCTTGAATCCTTTGACATTAGTGTATGGTGTTTTCGCTAACAATTAAAAAAACAGTATTCTTGTTTATCTTCTTGCCAAAAACTAACTTCATAGTTTTTACTGCTTCTTCTTCATTTCTAGCTTTAACATCTGTGCCAACTAAAATGTGTTCATCAGACATAGCTTCTATATGGTAAAGTTTTTTAGCTTCCTTCATTTTTAAACAATCCTTGAGATTCTGCTTTTTGCATAGCTCTTAGCTCGTCATTATCTTGCTCTAGGATTTGTTTAACTTCTTCTAAATCAACGGCATTTTGGCCATACTTGCCATATAACTCTGCCATTCGTAATTTAGTGCTTACTAAAAATTTATCTCTTTCTAAGTCGTCGTTCATAACAACTTTCATACGATCAGTTTCAGCATCTACTTCAATTTTTCTAGCTTGTGCTTGTGCCTTCATAGTTTCTGCCATAGCCAATTGATCTTCTGGACTTGGTTTTTTAGATTTAGGATCTTCTGGCGGCATAGGCGGAATATCAGGATTAATAAATTGTGAAGTATCTTTAAATCCTGCCATTTCTATAACTTTTGTAATGGTATTTGCGTATTGTTGTAGAGAAACCATAGGATTTCTTGGTCCTAAAGTCTGTATTATTTGCTCTTGTTTTTGCAATAATCTAGTCAAAGTAGCTAATTGTTCTTCGTCGCTAGACTTACTGATAGCTACATTACATACCATATCTTTATCGGTGTCCCAATATCTAGGATCTATTTCAACAAATTGATTATTTAGTCTAATGATTTCTGCTTTATCTTGATTTTTTATAGACAGATTATTGATTAAACCAAATAAATCCTTCATGCCCTCTGCAAAATGACGGCATATAAGCTCGATACGGCCCTGTGCGGCGGACATTGTTGCCGCAACGGCAGTTTTTGTCGAACTTTGTAAAGCGTCTGCGTTAAGACCTGCACTTGCCTTAGAAACGCCTGTACGATTTTCTTTTTGTTCGTCTAAATATTGTAAAAATGGAAACGCTTCTTTGCCGCTAAACGGAACAGAAAAAGGTTGTACTGCTCCTGGTTGTCGCATACGAATAGGTTGCCCTATGTCGTTATTAAGAACATCATCTATATTAACTTGGCCCTCAACTATTCCCATTCTAGGAAAAATAGAATGGCCTAGTGAATCTAAACTATCTCTAATTATTTGCGATTTAATATCTTGTATAGGTTTTAAGTAATCTGCCGGGCAAGATCCTATTGCTGTGTGCGGTTCTGGATCTGGGCAAAACATTACGATTGGCAAGTCGTCCCATGCTTCGCAATTTACTATTTCTAGGCCGTCCCCGATTGTACAAACCTTGAGTAATTCGTTAATGCCGTCTTGATCTTTGTCGTATCTGACATAATGTTCAATATATAAAATTTGCTGTCCGGTTACATCTGTTCTGTCTGGATCATTTATTTCGTGTAATGGATTTCTAGCTTTTCTTTCGTCTTCGTTAGAAGCGTCGTTGCCGTAATTTGCGTACTGCTCTACTTCCTCTTTGTCATATCCCATAGCAACTAGATCCGAAACACTAACAATCATTCTATGTGCAACATAAGGCGAGTCATGTAAAGATCTGGAGTTTCTAGATATTAAAATTTCTTCTGGAGGTACTGCTTCAATGCAAACTTTTTCAGAAGATTTTACTTTTCTAACTTTTAGGTTGTAAGCAACTACTACTTCTTCTGAGTCTTTGTTGCCGTCTTCATTAACTATTGTCCTGCTTTCCATAATTGGATTTTCTTCTAAGACCTCTATATCTTCGTCTGTCATTATTGCAATATATTGCTCAACAGATAAATTTTTGTATTCGTGTGTAGTCGTATCTATGCTTGAGTCATAAAATGCTTTGACAAAACCTGCTTTTCTAATTAGTGCGTCTTTAAATACAGAATATAAAATATTAAATCCTGGATTTTTTTGACTAAAGATGTAATTCACATAGTCTGTTTGTTGCTGTGCCGCAGGTATATCTTCTTGGTTTTTAGGCGTAAATTCGACAATTTTGCTTGTGCCGAAAAATGTACGCATTAATGAAGGCATGATGTGCAAGACAGCATCTCTAACATCTGTAGAAACATACTCAGACTGAATATCGCTTCCGCCTTCCGGAGAATTGCCTAAATAGTATTCGGTGGACTCAGCTCTCTCGTCGCCGAGCTGATCTATAAAATCTTTAGCGTCGTCTAATTCTGATTTTAAAACGCTTTGTAATTCTTCTTCATCAAATTCGTCTTCTACAACTTCTGTAGAAACGCTTACAGATGTTTCTTTTTTATATTCCATACAATTATCCTACTCTATAGATTTTGGATTTTATTGGTCGTTTAAAATTATACCCCATAAATGAGCTTCCGCCACCAAGAACGGCAGAAGTAGAAGCAAAAGTTAAAGCTAATGCGTCTGCTTTGTCTGGAGATTTAATACCTCTCTTTTTCATTTCTTCTTTGCTTTCTAATTTTATTTTTCCGGTAGATGTATATTTGTATATTGGCGACACTAATTGTTGTACTAATTCATCATCACTAGGCATAAAAACATCTCTACCAGAGAGCCATTCTTTAATTTTAAACCACAGCTCAGCTCGGAGATTTAAGTAATTCTTTTTACTAGAAGGGGACTCTCCTACATTGATACCAATAACCGGCAAGTTTAACTCAGATAATCTATCTACTACGCCAGATCCCACACCAATTACATCTACTAATATTTCGCTTGGTTTTTCTAGTGTAGTGCAATCATCATATTCATTTTTAATAGCTCCACATAACGCCATTAAATCCATAGAATTATATGTTTTCATTTCTAATACAGAGTTTCCTTGTCTTTTGCAGAGTGCAGAATTGTCGCCACCAAACCTGGCTACATCAACTCCCCAAACTATCGGCTCAGAAGCAGTTAAATCTACTTCTCGCATAACGGCAGAACGACATAATTCCATAGGTATAACTGTGTCATTGTCATAACTAGGAAACTCTCCTAATACTTCTACTCTAGCAACAGTAGAGTCTTCGCCATATTGTTCTAACATACTTTGAAATAGTTTTTGGTCTGTGCCTTCTACAGTTCTTGAGTCTATTTGTTCATTTTTCCAAAAAGATCTTTTGCCGTGAAAACTATCGAAAAACGGCCCACTATTCCTTCTAGGGTTTGAAAATGTGAACCAATACCTATCTTTTGTTGGTTCAGAGAAAAATCCCTCAGAAACGCTGTAAATCGGTCCTGGAATACCTGATGCTTCGTCCATAATTAAACAAACTCCATAACTAGAATGAATACCTGCAAATGCGTCTGGATTTTCTTCTGACCATAATTGAGCTTGTGCGTAGTAATAGCCGGTGTCTATTTTTAAATCTTTCTGTAATGCTTCTTCAAACCACTTTGCAGGTTTTATTGTTGTTGCTGTTTTTTCCCACCAATGATTATTTATAGCTAAAGTTAGCCACTTTCCTAGTTCGGCCCATGTTCTTGATCTTAATTGTTGCTCGGTGTTTGCAGTTACAATAACAGTAGATCCTAGTCTAGTAGATAAAAGCCAAAGTATTAGCCAAGAAACTAGAGCAGACTTTCCAATACCACGACCACTAGCAACTGCGAGTCTATACATTTCTGGTAAATCTACTGTTTCATTTCTAGCTATATGGTTTGCAATATCTTTTAAAATTTTTTCTTGCCACTTACGAGGTCCAGTAAAATTTTCAAGAGGGGTATCTTCTTGTCCCCATGAAAAACAATACTTAACGAAATTATATGGGTTGTCTTTAATGTTCAAAGACCATAGATCTGACATTAATTGCTTTTCTTCTTCTGGTTTGTATTTCATTACTTAGTCGGCAGGAGTAAAAGTGAGGAGAATATATAGTGCGTGATACTCCTGCCTATGATATTTGCAAGTGTCAAGGAGAGAACAAATATCATTTTAAAAAAAATTAAAAAAATTTATCTGA